CTATCTCCATAATACATCCTAATAATTAATTTCCCGGTTAAGATCTTTAATATCATAACTGTGTTCCCTAACTTGATCTGCTAGTTGTCTATATAAATTTTCTGCCATCTGCCATGTTGCTTCAGCTGATGAGAGCCTTGTGTTTATACCAGTAAGATTTTTTTGTAATTGAATAACATCTCTTTCAAGATTTGTTAGTCTTCGTTCATTAGAGTTAATAGTATCTGTTAAGTTTACAATATAACGTACACCCGTAAATGTCCCCACTAAAACTGAAGCCACTACAGGTACCATTACTATATTTTTTTTTAACAAATCTACTAGGTTCATCTTGCATCCTTATGTCAACCAACTAATAATTTTCTCCCACCACTTGTTTCCTGGTGCCTGACTCAAACTGCAATCACAGTGAGCACATTTGTTAATACCTTCGTGAACGTGACGTCTTAACATGTGTCCACAAAGATCACACATCTTTGGTTGCGGTTGTTTAATCATGTTATTAAAATATTACTGCGCCAAGTACAAAAGATACTACAGCGATTACGATTTCAGTTCTGTTTTGTAGTTGCCAAACCAGAAATTTCTCAAATTTTAAGATTGATTGTTGCTTAATCACTTCTTTGTATTTACTTATCATCATCATCCTCCAAGTTTCTCAGCTTATAATCGTAACTACCTTCTTCGTGTTCGTCAGTAATCCATTTAGCTGAATTTTCTACGGAGTATATTTTACTCGTAACTAGTCTATTGATCAAGGTTTTATTTAGGTCTGTACCCATTGATGCATCAAACATTTTAAGTCTATTATTTGGCTGTATTGCGTAGTTTCCATCCTCTAATTCAAGAACATGGCCACACTTATGTTGATCAGGTTTTTCTGCATAACCAAAATTTAACTCATTAAAGTCACCTGCGCACCAATCAATTGTAAATAAATATTTACCTTTACGCTTTACCTTACGTCTAGATACGTATTGCATAGTAGCACCAGCTAATTCATAAAAAGTTGTAACACTTACATTATAACTAAAACTGTCCCACATAACTATTTCGTCAAGTGGTAGTTCTTTTACACCAGGTTTAGTACAAAAAGCTGATATAGGTGCTCGCCACCATATACCACCATCTTCCATTAAGAAATGAAACATAGGAACTCTGTTTGGAATAGAACTAAAACCAAATATTGAACAGTCAAAATATTTATCGTGTGAATCTTTTTGATCTCTTAAAAAATTACCTCTTACGTAACACTCTATTACTGGTATGTTTGCATTTAAATAAGCCATAATTATTTCATTTCTCCATTTTTGTAATCACAAGAGCTATCAAATAATTTATAATTACAAGTTAACTCTTCTCCAATGTTTATATCTCTTAATGCATACCCTTCATTGTCAATGTTAGGGCTATCACTATGATTTATATAGTTTGTATTTCCTAATTCTAACACTAATAAATTAGAATCTAAGTCATAATTATATGCATGATTGTTAAAATGTTTTTGTATAGAGTATTCTAAATTTTTTAAGTTATCCTTTTCAACTATACAATCAAGTCCAGGAATAATTTTAGATATTAAAATTTTTTCTTTTATAAATTCATCGGCAAACACACCTATTCCATGTATTTTACTTTTATCTAAATATGTATTGACTATTAACATTATTCCTCATTTTATGTTACCCCAATTTGGTCCTGATTCATAGTCAACCTTATTAGGAATTTGTAGTTTAACCGCCGTCTCCATTATTTTTATAATGTCGTCAGAGTTATCTTTTTCTCCAAGAGGAATAGATATATCAAGCTCATCATGTATCTGTATATGTGGTGTGATGCCTTCCTTATATAATTCTAACATAGCTTTTTTTGTCATGTCAGCAGCACTACCTTGAATTAGTTTGTTTAATGCTTTGTAAGTAAAAGCTCTACGATGACCATTTTCATGCCAATAGTTTGTTTTAGGATTACCATCTTTGTCTTTAATAATATTTCCTTCGTCATCTAATTCATGTGGCCCCATTGCTTGAAGTTCTAACATTCTTTCATGATCTTGTGCAGGAACAAATGTGCCCCAATTACTACCTTTGAGTATGGGTTCGTATTTTGGAAATCTACATTTTCTATTTAAAATAGTTTTAATTCTACCTTGATCTTGAGCAGCACTCATTAATTGATTTGTTAATTGTTTTACAAATGGAACTTTACCATGATAGGTATCAAATAATTCTTTAGCTTTGTCTTTAGATACACCAAGCTCTGCTTCTAGTTTAGCTTTACCCATTCCATAAAACAAACCTAAGTTAATTACTTTAGCTTGACCTCTTGGAATTTTAGCCATGTCAGCAACAGTCTGGTGAAAGTCTGCCTTTGGATCAGTGTCATATGCATCAGCAATTTTATTAACTGAAGCTAATCCAAATCTTAATGCATACTCTGTAACTAATCTTGGTTCCTGTTGCGAGTAGTCAAACGTACCCCACTTGCAACCTTCTTCAGGTAAAAATAAACTTCTTATCAAAGGTCCTGTGTTTGGATCCTTAGCTGGAATTTGTTGTAGGTTAGGATTAGAATAACTAAACCTACCTGTAACCGTGCCTCCATCATCAGATCTAATTTGATTTATCTCTGCATGAATTCTACCATTATGTTCGTGTCTTAAAATTGTATCAATGAATGTTGTATTAACCTTGTTTATTTTTCTAGCTTCTGCTATCATTTTAATTACAGGATGCTCATGATTAGAAAGGAAATTTTTTGTAAATGAAGGTGCACCAGTTTTTACAGTTTTTTCAAAAGGTAGTTTCAAATGTTCAAAGACTTTTTGAATACTACGTGCGGCCCATATTTGAGTTTCTACTCCTGTCTCTATTTTTACTTGGTGGATTAATCTTTCTTCTTGTGTTGTTAATTCCTTTTTTAATTGATTGGCTCTTGTCACGTCTACCCGCACCCCTAGGAAACGCATATCAACTAGGCAAGGGAAAAGATCAGTCTCCAAATTAAATATATCCTGACAATCCTCTTCTACTAATAATTTTTTTACATGTTGCCAAAGTTTAAAAGTTAGTTCAGCATCTTTTTCAGCATAAGCTCCTACTTCACTTGCAGGTAATTTCCACATTTCTGCTTTTGGATCAAGTCCTCTAGACTTAGCTGCTTCATTCAAAGCTTTTTCATTCTTACCTTCGTTTAAATAAAACCATGACAATGCATTTAATGTATATGCAAATCTATTCTCATCTAAAACAGAACATGCAATCATAGTATCTACGATTAAACCATTGATTTTTATACCTAAATTACGTATCCAACATACGTCATACATTGCGTTATGAAATATTTTTGTAGCTGGACATTCACAAATATCTTTAAACCATTCTAAAGTTTTAGCCCTGTTCATATTAGGTCCTTCGCCATGTGCTATAGGAAAATACCATTTGTCATTAAATGTAGCGACAGCAATACCAACAACTTCACCATTACCTGTAACTGCACCGGATCCTTTTGATTTTAAATTTGGATCGCGTGTCTCTAAGTCAATTGCTATCTCATCATAACTTCTTAGATCAGGATATTCTGTGGGCTGTACCCATTCGGTTTGTGTTAAGTATTTAGGTATCTTCATTTTTGTAATATGTATTTCTTTTCTACTAACTTATTTAATTTATCTTTATTACTAAACGCATACAAAGCTGCATCATAAGTATGAGGAAATATTTCCCAATCAACTAATTTATTATAAATTTCTAAACGAAACTTATGTTTGTTTACAATAATATTTTTTGCTTCTAAATTTCTGTTAGGCATTATTTTTTTTCTCATAATCTTTATATTCTTTTATTAATTTTTCACTAGGGTGATAAACATCAACAGCTGAATGACAGTTAGGACAAGATAAATTACTTACAATATCATAGTCTTCATTATCTTCAGTGTCGTGATCTCCACCCCAAATTAATTCTGTTTGGCAATGCCAGCAATTCATTATTTTTTCTTTTTCATATCATTCATTTTTAACATTTCTAATTGACAGTAGTGTACAATTTTTTTAAGATCCTCTACTCCCCCTTTCCGCTGATAGCGACAAACATATTTAATAACGTTGCCTTGAAAGAACGAGAGATCATTTTTAGAAATAAACTCATAGGGTTGAATAGGAAATTTTGTGTAATGATTCCCACCAACCTGTGTGTATTGTGGAAATGATTCTTCGAATATATCTTTATGCGTCATAGTTTTTCTCCCTTTTTAAATATAATTGTTTTAAGTTTTTTAGAAATCCTTCCTCCCATACCCAGAATCTATCAGTGTATGATTCCATATTACCTGGCATTCCAACATAAGAATATGAACGATCTTTTTTAAGCCATGATCTAGGTACCCACATCTCAACAGGATCTAAAAACTTTTTAAATTTTTTGTATAATTTATTATACTTTGTGCTTTTAACTTTATTTACTTTTATCAAAACAGCTTTCGGTGTTTTTCTTAATACATCAAATTCAATTTGTCTGTGAAAAAATGTACTCATAGTTGATACTCCTTTATTTTCTTTTTAGCTTTCAATTTGTATAAGTTATTTCTTGCTCTTGTGATACCCACGTACCACACTCTATGCTCTTCATCTTGTTTGTCAACACTTAGACGAATACTTTTCTGTACTTTAGAACCTTGGTGTAAAGAAAGTATTACATTATCTTCTTCACCACCTTTTATTGCATGAATAGTTGATAACCATATCCTTGCATTTTCATAAAGTTTTTCACCCCCAGAAATTATATTTCGAATGTAAAGTATTTCTTTCTGATCAGCTACGAAAATATCATACCAATTTTTTTCAGGATCCCAATTACCATTGGGAATATATTCTCTGACATCATTGATTTCTTTTTCTTCAAGCTTACCTTCTCTTATCCATTTAGTGTAAGCCATTGCTCCATTATAAATACCTACATTAAAACTTTTACCTTTGTTACTTTGATAATAAATATTTTTACTTTTAAGTTCTTTCATTATGTCTAACAAATTACTTTTAGTTCTTGTTAAGATTAACCACTTACCTTTTGTAAGATCTACTTGTCCTAAATTATTGATGTGAGACGCAAAACCCTCTTGCGCCCTTGGCAGGTATTCTTTGTGTTTCCTGATGCCTGATATACGACCCACTGCTATTTGAGATTGTTCCTGCACTGCTCTTGATACTCTTCTCGAATACCTTAAAACACGTTCATTTGCAGGTTCTTTTATAAACCTATTAACATCAGCTCCAGCCCAAGCAAATATAGCTTGGTCGTCATCGCCAGCTAAATACATGTCGTCACAATTTTCTCTTAACTTATCATACAGCTGCCATTGTAATGGAGACAAGTCTTGTGCTTCATCAATAAAAATAGCTTTTAGTTTAGGAATCTTACCTGAGTTTATAACTTTTTTAATTAGATCATTGAAATCTAATAGGTGCATTTTCTTTTTGTACTCTTGCAGGTTTATGTGAATATGATTTAGAGTATGCCAATCAATATCTTTTCTATCGTGTTCATTAAGATCAAACTCTTCTCTTATAGTTATGTCTTTGTTAATAGCTTTACCTATCATTTGAAAATAAGGATTGTTACAAGTTAAGAAATGTGTTTGTTCATCATTGTATTTATCATTAAAGTTAACTCTTACATTTAATTTCTTACCTAAAGCTTCATAGTGATGAGGTTGAATAATAGCACTCTCATTTAAATTTAATAAGTGAAAACAAAATGCATGAAGTGTTTGAAAATATGGAACTTGTTTTTCATCTACACCAATTCTATTTCTAGCTTCTTTTGCAGCTTTCTTTGTAAAAGCAAAGTAACCTATCTTGTGATAAGGTGTGCCTGTTCTTACATAAGCATTAACTCTTCTAATCAATCTAAAAGTTTTACCTGTCCCAGGTGGACCATATATTTTAATAGGTTCTTTCACTATACTATGTTCTGTTTATCTTCTATTTCTATTTTTTCTTCTGGTATTTCTTCTCTCATCAAATCATCTGCAGGCATTTTTATACACCTAACCGGTGGAAATGATTTTTCACTTTCACCTTTTGGAAATCTTTTTTGAAATCCAAACTCAGCTTTGAAATGACTTTTAATTAAAGTTGCAGTTCTTGGTCTGTCTTTTGTCCATTCATTTCTTTTTATCTCTTCATAAAATTTATCGTAGTCAAAGTAATAATGCTCTTCATCTTTCAAGACAGCACCACTTTTAAATGAAGCATACGTTGTAGCCTCTGGTCCATTGACATAATCCTCTAAGTATTTCTTTAACATCTCAATAGGATTAGTACCAGCAGGTGGCTTAATATCCTCTTTAGTGGCCCATAGAGCGTCTAGGATGGGCTGGTATTCATTATTCTTAATGATAGGAGGAAATATTGATGTTTGGTCTGCTATAAGCGCTCTCATCTCTTTCATTTCTGAGATCTTTTTTATATGTTTTGCATGTATTTGAACAACTTTACTGTCAGATAATTCTACATTAAAAAAATATTCTGGATCAGGCCTGTAACATATTTTTATTAAACCTGATATCTGAGGCCAACTACTTTCTCTATGACTTCCAATACCATATTTTCTACGTAGACAAGTTCCCTTTGCACAATAAGAAGATATAGGTATGTCATGACAAGTATGTCCAGCTGTATCTTTACTCCAGCTTTTTATTTTTTGATTTACTTTGTCATCACCCCATACTTCATCATATTTAATAAAATCTCTTGCAGCATTTAAAACTTTTTTACCCCACTCGTCTTTAAATTTTTTCTTAGCAAACACCATGTAGTTAAATAAAAATCTATCTCTTTCATCTTTTAATTTGATTCCTGATTCCTGAACCTGTTTGCATATCATCTGTAAACATGGAGGACCATCTAATAAATCTTCTGGACCACCAGTTAATATTTCTTTTACCTTTTTGTTTGATACTTCTTTTAATGATTCTTTTGTTTGTAAATTATCTTTTACTACGTTTATAAAATCTTCAAACTCTAGTTCTGTTCCATCTGGTAATAATGCTTTACGTTCTGTTTTCTTGAAATAAGGTAAGTTAATAAATGATCCAGAGGTTCTAACATTATCTTGGTTCATTCCTAGTTGTGTTTGTTTAGGAAATATTTCTGTCTTAGAAGATAGTCCAAATAAAAATAATAAGTTTTGTAAAAATTCTCTAATTAAAGTTGCAGGTACTTTTTCTGCTGTAAATACATAAATGTGAAGACCATTACTTTTTGATTTAATTGGTACAACAGGTAGATCTTTGTCTTGAATTACTTTTAAGTAGTGATGAATATCAAAACTAGAATAATCAGATGGATCAATGTCAATTGCACCAAAGCTAGCCATACCTTTGTCATCACATGCTTGTATACCTATTGCACGTTTACCATCTAAATGATCTTGATAATCTTGATCAGATATATTTCTTTTAGACCAGCCATAATCGCCTGGATCAAATTTTAATTTGTTTGTTTGTGGATCATGGTAACCATTGTTAACATTGCAGAAACCAAAGTCTCTTTCTAACCCACCAAAGTATTTTCTAAATTCTTTCATAATTTATACGGCGCCTCCAGTCTCCCTTCAGCGCCGTTGTTATAACAGTTTATTATACTATGTCTTGCTTTTTTTGACCAGCATCGTATTTTGGTTTAGCAACACCTTTAGAAACTGATTTCTGAAGTTGTGCTGCTATCTCATACATAGACGCATCATCTTTATTAGCTATATCAAGATTTCTTACTCTTGATGGTTTGTAGACATGCCAGCTTTTACTTCCCGCTGTTCTTCCAAATGTGTTTAACTTATACACAGCTGAATAACTTGCAGGATTAAATGAACCTTGATCATCTGAGAATCTCAGATTCTTAATAAGGTTATTTAACTCCCTCGCTGGAGATAAATTAGAAGATCTCATTGGGACCACTGCAGGTTTTAACTCACCATCTACCATTGCTAGTACATAGAAGTATGCAGTCTTCTCAACATAGTTACCATTTGGTAATCTATATCTTCCATTTTTTTCTTCCACAGCATCGGCTGGAATCTCTAAATGAGTTCCTACTGGAGCTGAAGCACTATCGCCTCTCTCCTGCCATTCGGGATACCTAGTTTGTGCGTGAGCAATTATGATATCTAATCCCTCTTCACCACTTATAAGTTTACCAAACCCTGATGCATAAATCATACCAGGTTTAGCTCCTTCTACATGCTTGGCGTCTCTCTCATTACATTCAGGTGACAGCTGATGTAAGATCTTCAGAATCGGTGTTGATACGTCATCTGATTTAATCTCTTCAGCTCCTTTACCAGAGTCTGCTCTGAGATTTATTGTTGCTAATGCACCTGCATCAGCCTTCTTTGCTACTTGACTTTCCATAGATTCTCCTTTGTTAGTCTATTAGTCTGTTGATTTAGATTTGTTAGTTATCTTAGTTTGATAACCAGCAAACGTACTGAAATACTCTGAAGGAATCTGACCACCACGTGTATGGAGATCCTCCAGAGCAACTCTAAGGGTTCCGGCATGAACAGAAACTTTTTGTTCCGGTTCATAACCTTGTCCTCTTGCAAGGGTAGCATATTGCGTCGCCTTGGTATCTTCGTCCTTTCCAAACCTCACTGTGATTTCATTTTTCACAATGTTGCCT